CTGTCAAGGGTAAAATTAACCCAGTTATTCCCATTCCAATATTGTTTAGTTGCGCTTGATCCAGTACTTGAGGCGCTCACTTCCCTGGCGATTGAATAATACAGGTGAAAATCCTCTTGTTCATTACCCGAGCCTTGCATAAAATAACTACAAAAGAATTCCGGTGATATAGCAGCATTCCATTGGAAATCACCCGTAAAACCGGTGTCCATTATTTTTTGAGTAGGGTTTCCGGTATTAATATAGTTTTGGGTTTTTATTGAGTAATTACCCTTTTTAACTATTGGATCTCGTTGTATAAAAGTGAAATCATCCGAGTAATAAGTCGAGTTATACAATATCCCACTTACTTTAGTTTCAAAATTAGGATAAGGCGATAGGTTAGCTATTTCGCCCTGTGATAATCCTATACCGTCAAAGTCTGTGGTGTATTGATTTCTATTTGCAATAACCTCAACAGTATCAATAGGCGTATCATATCGAATGCTTAAATCATTCAATACGGGTGTAAAATCTGTTGGAATAGTCTTAACAACATTTTCAATTCCGGTTACAACAAAGTTTCCGCTCGTGTTAAAAATATCAAAATCAGCAACATCCTGATAGCTGGAATTGTTTATAATATACCAGTAATCATCGGCATAAAATAAGCGCGCATTAAAGGCTTTAAGCGTATTGATTATGTACTGATCACCGGTATCAAAAGCAAGGTCAAATCCGTTTTTATAAGGAAATAGCCACTGCAAAAAATGCATTTTGGTAAATGAATTCGTTTGCCCAAACTTGTAAGGCTTCAGCTGGATATCATTTGAAACCCTCCATTCAAAAACTTGTGGCAAAAACCCAAGCACATTTCTTAGATATTTAATCACGCTGGGCTGGCTGTCAATTACAGCAGTTCCATCGGTTGTAAATATGTTTTTAAGCGTTCCTAATAGGTCTGTTGCCACCAGCTGATAGCTAACCGGTACAGAAGAAATGCGTTGCTCATAGGTGGCGTTTGACAAAAAACCTTGCCAATATAGCTGCATCCCACCTATGTTATCTTCCATTCTAAACTCCACCTTGAATTTTGCCGGATTACTATTGTCGAGAATATCGTCAATATCCACCTGTTTCACGTTGTCGGAATACAGGTTTATTTCCAGGCGCGAAGCCATGATATTATTGTAAATATCGTCAGTATTATCCCATATTAAAACTGCCGGTTCTTCAGTTCCGATAATGTTGTTGTCATTTACCGTAATCTGATCAGCTACGCCATCTTTATAGATTGAAATGCGGTGCTTTCTGTTTCCAGCAATATTACTGCTGAAGTTGAGGTTATAAATAAGTCCGTAAGCCATTAGCCCGTAAAGTTACTGCGCTGGTTGTTTGCGCGTTCTACTGCCACTACTAAATCCTGACCGTCAATTCTGAACTGACCTGAAAGGGCAATATTATTTGAACGAGGAGCTATATTTCCAAGCCCAATATTTGTACCAAGTGAAGGGTTTATTGGGTTAAATTGAAAACCTGCACCTCCACCAACACCTGCACCACCAAAGCCACTAAACGATCCAAATAATTGAGAAAAAGTACCTAAGCCAGGAAATATAGAAGATAAAATAGCGGCGGCAGCAGCGGCTGCAAGTAATCGTTTAATTAAATCTTTAAGCATATTTCCCAAACTGGTAACAAAGTTTTCGCCACTGGTCATTGCTTGTTGGAAAGCAGAGGTCAATCCTTGACCGATTCCCATGATAAGGTTTTTACTCAATTCGCTCATTTGTTGAACCCCTTGATTTATAACATCTAAAGGTGTGCGAACATCCTCAGCTACTTGTTTTATTACGTTGCCAAAACTTTCAACCGCAGCAGATTCAGTTGCCAGTGCATAAGTCAAAGTTGGATCAGTTGCAAGCATTTCATCTATGGCATCGCCTGCTTTTTCAGCAGCCCTTACAGCTGCATCCATATTTTTCAAGGCTTGTTCTTCGCCTATTGGTGTAACTATTTGAACGCCTGTACCAAATCCAGCAGTTCCAATACTTACTGGCGCACCAAATGCTTGCCTTGCTTTTTCTCTTGTTTTATTTGCTTCTTTTTGTGCCTCTGTAACCTGTTTAATTGCATCACGCTGTGCGAGCATTGGCGCAATCAAATTAGGCGTAGCAATGTAATTTAAAGCAGTTCCAAGGCGCTCAAAGAAGTCAAGGTTTGGCGCAATAGCTTTTGAAAGTTGATCGAAGGCAATAGCCCCAGCAGTTGCCGCAGCAGTTACCGCACCAACAATCGGAGGTACTTTACTTATAGCTGTATATAAAGCACTAAATGAAATGGCAAGCTGACCAAGTATATAAATCAGTGGAGGCACTGCCGCAGTAAGTAATCCAATCTGTACCACTGTGCGTTTTGTGCCATCTTCTAAACCTCTGAATTCATCAAGTAAATTATTGACCTTTGTAATTGCCTCAGTAAATGTCGGCAGCATTACCTTACCTAATTCAGCAGCAACCTCTTTTAAGGTTTCCTGAAATATCCGCATTTGGTTTGCAGCCCCTTCTGAAGTCCTCGCAAAATCACCTTGTGCATTCTTGGTTACGCTAAAGATATACCGCAAGCGCAGCATTATCTTTTCTTGTTGGGTCATTTCTTTGACCGACTTATTGATCCCCTCATTCAGTCTGAACTGCTCAAGGTTCACTTCAGTCATTACAATACCAAGGCGCTTCAGTGATTCTGTTTCGCCAGTGAATACTCCACTTAATGCAGTGGTAACTTCTTCAATATTGATATTCTTAAACGAAGCTAAATCACCCGCCAATCCAACAAGCTGCGTTGATAAATTTGCCGCTTCTGATTGTGATACGCCCATTCCAGTTGCCATATCACCGAACAAGGCGGTCATATCTAAAGCACTGGATTCTGCAATACCAAATGATCTGAGTGCGGTTTTAGCAAATGCTTCAACGCTTTTTGACGAAGAACCAAATGCAACGCGTACCTTATTGGTCGATTCTTCCATATCGGAAGCCATCTTAATAGAAGCAGCAGCAGCTGCACCAATAGGTAATGTTAAGCGTAGAGATAAATCTTTACCGACTTGTGAAGCCCTTTTTCCAAAGGTTTCCAAGCGTTTTGATGCAACTTGAAGTGATCTATTTAGACTGCTCGCATCGCCAATAAGATTAACCCGTAATTTAGAATCCGCCATAGGTAAGTATTTGGCTCAAAGTTAAGAATTCTTAGCCTTTGTGTTTTTGCCGAAGTTAGCTGCGATCTCCCGCACTTTCTCAGGCGAAAGTATCTCAACCTTCTTAGAACGCTTGTAGTACACGTCTTGGGGCAAAGGTATGAGTTTCTCGGGCATTATCATGTGCGCCTTTTTACCCACGTTCACGTTGTGAATCATTGTGGCTAAATACCGCAAACGTTCCCATTCAAGGTTTTGTTTTATGGTATGCGATTCACCGAGTAGCTGGTTCTCTTTCCAAGTCTGCGCCCAAAACTCCTTTGGTGAAATGCCGACCTGACCGATATAGAAATCCAGCAGGTCATCCCAAGTAAAGGGCTTTTCTACTTTCCCGCTGACTTCGGATTGCGCTCGATTCCCATATTCATATCGTTACCAAGAATACGAGATTCAGTCATTGCGCCAATCATAGCCTCAAGATCTTTGGCATCTACGTCCTCAAGCCAAACGCCAACTTTGAATTCGTTGTAATCTACTTCGTTGCCTTCTTCTTGATCGTATGCTAAAAGCCCAGCATAAACCAAAGCACGAATCGCCTTGATGCTTAATCCATTGGCGAATATTTCACCGATACCCTCCAAGCCTATGCCCAAAGAATCGGTAAAGTTTGCCCAAAAGTTCATTGAAAAGTGAAGGGTGCGTTGTTTGCCACCCAACTTGATTTTGTGGTATCCTCTTTGTTTTGTCATTGTTTAAGAATTTGTTTTGCAAAAAAAAGGGGCGATTAAGCCCCTTGTGGTTTATTTATTGAAGGCTTATGGTTCTACGCCTTGAGTAATAGTTCCAGTGGTTACAATCGTTCCTGAATAGCTTACTGGGCTTTCCATATCGGCAGTGATTTCGATTGAAGAAATAAAGCCTGTGCCGCTGTAACGGTCATCTCCTGATACGTCAGTTGAAAACTCCCAGGTAACTTCAGTACCGGCGATCATTTCGTCTGAAATATCACCAATCTGCGAGCCGCTTCCTGAATCGTAAGCAACCAAGCCTTCGAATGAAATCTCACCCGATTTAACGCCAGCGATAAGATCCTGGAATCCGCCTGAATCTTTAGTAGTTGCCTCGGGCGTGTCAACGCTTAACGATAGCGTGCAGCTGGTCGAGTTTAGAATCTTATTTGAATTTACTTTTACGGAAAGTAACGAACCATTGAAAACTCCTGAAGTAGCCATTCCTTATTTTTTTGTAAAGATATTAATTATTTTGTTTTTGGTTTTGACCGCCCAGGCTTTGAGTTGCTGCCATTTTTTAGCCAGCCACAGCTTCACCTTCTGCATCTTCGGCAATGATTTCGTATTCGCCGGTTTTTGTATCGACTGTGATTTTGCCGTACTCCTCGCTGAGGGCTTCTTTGATTTTGTTGAGTTTGCCATTTTCTTCGTTAAATGCGTGAAGCAGTCCATGCTTTTGTATCTCTACTTTACCCAGTTCTAACTGGTAAGCATTGACCGTTTCGATCGCTTTGTTTAATTCCTTTAGTTGCTCTTCTTTGATTTGTGCCATTGTAATTAAATTTTATAGCCCAAATTTAAGAAATTTTTTAACGCCCCGAAGGGTTTATTCCGCATCCAAGTGCAACGTGATCTCCTTTGGCTTGGCTTTTAGTTCAATCACCTTGGCGATATTTTGCTGTAAAGAAGCCACGTCTAAGCCATTCTCAAGCCAGCTAATCACAATATTGCGATCGCTCTTTAGGATATCCCAAGGCACGAACTGTTCATCCACTGGCGGCTCTAAATTAAGGTCGCCTGATAGTGAATGCTCAATGCCATCAGCTTCGCCTTTGTAATGCCATTTAATGCTACGGATCACG